AGCGATATGTCTGGATTGCAAAAATTCCTTGCGATTACTGACATTATGCCATCGTTCAATACCATTGAATTTAATGTGAACGATATTGTTAGATCTAAACTGGTAAAAGAATATATAATTGCACGTTTAGAATATGAGAGTCGTCACGCAGCATAGAAAGGACAAAATATGTCACAATTCCTAGAAGATTTCCACGCATCACTTGGGGATGCATTTACTGGTCTACCAATCCAACCAAAACAACTAGCACTAGATCGTCCGTCTCAGTTACAATCTCAACTGGATGGGTTAGACGCAGAAGATCCCAACAACGCAGAGTTGATTGCAAAATTGAATAGAGAAATTGCAGAAGCAAATATCGTGGTTGAGGATGAAAATTATTCCGTACTAGAGAATGATGTTAATTACTTCTTCTTTTATCAATCTAAATTAAAAGAGTTTATTGACGAAAGGGCTTGACTTTTCTCCAAAATTATAGTATAATGAATTATGTTTAAAACGATATATGATTATAAAGATTTCGCTCAGTCAACTACGAACGAAGATGGTAGCAGAGTTTACGTTAATGCCTCTGGTGTAGCGTATCCTTCTGCTACCACCGTTCTTTCTGTATTAAGTCGAGACGGAATTGCCAAATGGCGTGCTCGTGTTGGTGCTGAAGAAGCAGATAAAATCTCTAACAAGGCATCCACCCGTGGAACCAAGATTCACTCTTTAACAGAGACATATCTCAAAAACGAAGATCTAAAAGAAGCGTATACGAGTACAAACGCATCTTTGCTTGACCTTGAGATGTTCAAGAAATTTCTACCCATTCTTGATCCCATCAGTAATATACATTGTCAAGAACTTGCTTTGTATAGCGACCATCTGCGCATGGCAGGTCGAGTTGACTGTATCGCCGAGTATAACGGTCAACGAGCAGTCATTGACTTTAAAACCTCAGGTAGACTGAAGAAGAAGGAACATATCAGTTCCTACTTTATGCAGACTGCTGCTTATGCAATTATGTATGAAGAACGCACAAGTATTCCTGTTCCTAACCTTGTAATTCTGATCGCAGTTGAAGATGAAGAACCACAGGTGTTCATTGAGAAACGTGATAACTGGGCAAAGGAATTGCTTAGAACTCGTGATTATTATGAAAATGGTTACTATTTAACTTGACTTCTGAAGAAAACTATAGTATAAATATAATATCAGTTGTTGACAAAGACTGAAAAGTTCTAAGGACTCGGGGGCAGTACCCGACGCCTCCACCATAGACACACAGATCAAGTCCTTAGCGGGATAAGATCAAAGTTTAATGATGTAAGTTTGGAAAACAGAAGTACAATGTTTTCTATAGACAGATCGGGCATTAAACACAATAAAGTCAACGACCGATACGGGCGTGTGTCTATGATGGGGGCGAACTAGGATCGACTGGAACACAATAGGAAATTCGAGACTGATTGACTGGCAAAGTGCCATAAAAAGTAAATGCAAACGATAACGTTGCCTTTGCGCTTGCTGCGTAAGCAGTAAGTCATTGGGTTTTCGGCGGTTTCCCTCGAAACAGAATAAACCGCCAACCGTTCTAATTTAGAGTTGAAACGAGACTATCAACGGTCTCAAAACCCTAAATATAATGCACCTCCAAGGAAAAGTGCCCAGTGTAGGGAGTCACTGGTTAATCCTCTCTCCAGTTTAACAATCCGAGGAATAGTAAATGCCTTCCTTTAATAAGAAGACATTGAAAATTCTTTCTTCAATTTTACTGATATTTGTAATATATTGTGTAGTTTTAAGTTATGCAAAAGAAAGAATCGAAGACACCGCAATGGCACACACTGTCGGTGGATATGAAAAAGTCCAAAGCGTAAAAAAACAACAAGAAGAAATAATCCAAAAAAACATTAAAAAAGAAAAAAGGAAGTACCTGTCAAGCAACGCAAAAGCAATAACATGCCTTGCTGATAATATTTACTACGAGGCAGGTAATGAACCAAGGAATGGTAAAATCGCGGTTGCTGGTGTAACAATGAATCGTGCACGCAATCCCAAATTCCCATCAAACGTTTGCTCTGTCGTTTATCAGAGAACAAGTAGGGTCTGTCAGTTTAGTTGGACATGTATGCGCCGACCTGCTAAAGACCCAGTATTATATGCTGAAGCAAAAGATATTGCGAAAAAAGTATTGACTTCCGAGATCAATACGCGTATAGTTGTTAATAAGGACGTTCTATTCTACCACGCAGACTATGTTAGTCCAGGGTGGAAGTTACAGAGGGTTACTAAAATCGGTAGACATATTTTTTACGCAGGATAGATTATGGTAACGGAAGTAATTCCAATAACTGATGAGTTTTTAATAACTAAGCAATTTAAGACGGCAGCAGAGTTCTCCATCTTTATTGAGAAACTTGCAAGAGACTCTAGAACACCCTGTATGGATATTCTAATAGACTATTGTGAGAAACGAAATATTGAGGTAGGCTCTGTTGCTAGTCTTATCAGCACTTCTCTCAAAGAAAAGATTAGAGTTGAAGCGCAGCAACTCAACATGTTAAAAAACGACGATGGAGTTTTGCCTCTCTGATGGACTCACTTCAAGTGTATCAATTGTATCTCTCATTGAGATTACATTTCACCAGACCTGATTTTGATATCACCAAATCCCGTAAAGGGGTAAAGGTTTCCAGAGAAGCATTCCTAAAACGTAAAGACTTGTTTGCTCTGCGTAAATTAGGAGAGACAAAACAAAAAACTGAGATAATTGATTTTCTAGTTGCCAATTTTGTTTCTGGTAATCAGTGGGGTGGTGTGTTTGATGCAGAGGCAAATGAAGTCTATGCAGAGTGGCAGATACGAATGCAGAAATTAGGATATACTTTTAAGCAAGATATTCAAACTCTATACGCAGACGGTAATCCATTCGAAGTAATTGATGGGCAACACCCCAAGGTATTAAAACTTTATCTTGGTAAAAAAATATCTCTAGAATCTATTGCTATTTTAGCAAAAATAGGTATAATAGAGAATATAGATTATAGTTCTTTATCGAATGATTTTATTTGGAATGACTTCGTGCATTTGGTAAAGAAGTATAAACCCTTTGTCAAAATAGACAAAGAGTACTACACCCGCCAACTAAAACAGGAGATTGAGATGGTGGTAAATTAACTATGGGTAAGTCTCGTAGAAACGATTATGAAGACCGTGGTTCCGACCGCATTCGACATAATGAAAAAGACGTAAATAAAATACGTAAAAGCAAAAACAACTTGTATAAATATCTTGGTAGTCGGGAAGATGATTCCGACGACGACCCTTTTTATTATGATACAACGTCAAAATAAACATACAACGCAAACATAAGGACAATATATATGTCAAATAATTCTTTCTCAGCACTCCGCAAGAATAGCGGAAATTTCGACTCGCTTATGAAGGCAGTCGAGTCAATCGCAAACCCCACCACAGAAAAGCGTGGCGATGATGATCGCCTCTGGAAACCGACTGTCGATAAGGCAGGTAACGGTCAAGCAGTGCTTCGTTTCCTCCCTGCTCCTGCAGGTGAAGAACTTCCGTGGGTTCGCGTATGGGACCATGGTTTCCAAGGTCCAACTGGTAAGTGGTATATCGAAAACTCTCTTACTACTCTCAACAAACCAGATCCTGTTGGCGAACTGAATTCCGAACTGTGGAACTCAGGTGTGGAAGCGAACAAGGAAATTGCTCGTAAGCAGAAGCGTCGCCTCACTTACATCTCGAACGTCCTTGTTATTCGCGATCCCGCGAATCCAGAGAACGAAGGTAAGGTCTTCCTGTATAAGTACGGTAAGAAGATCTTCGATAAGATTAAGGACGTGATGCAACCTACGTTCGAAGATGAACAACCAGTCAATCCGTTCGATCTATGGGAAGGTGCTAACTTCAAGTTGCGCATTCGTCAGGTTGAAGGTTATCGTAACTACGATAAATCGGAATTTGATGGACCAACTCCTTTGTCTGATGACGAAGATAAGTTGGAGCAGATCTGGGGTAAGACCCATTCTCTCGCAGCGTTCCTCGATCCTTCAAACTTCAAGTCATATGACGAACTGAAGGCGAAGTTGAATGCAGTCCTTTCGGGTGGTGCTCGCGTAGCAACTGCCGAGAAGGTTAATCCGCTGGATGCTGAAGACGAACTGTTCGTTGAAACTAAGATGAAGTCTGCAACTTCTACGGTGACCGATGATTCGCCGCCATGGAAGGAAGACAGTGACGATGACACGATGAGTTACTTCTCGAGTCTCGCTGACGACTAAAATGAAAAGGGGGACTTAATTGTCCCCCTTTTTTTATCCGAAAGATCTTTTATTCTGGAACCTTTGCCAACTACTGTCTTCAGTTCTGACCGTATCCATCGGTAGAGATCCGCTACCATTATTTTGTTGCGGTGCAGCAGGTTGTTGAATTACAGTTGGTGGTGGAACATTAATAACTGGCGCAGTATCTTCTCTAGCACTATCTGTCATTTCTTTTAAATTCGCCGCAGCAGTATTATTCCCAGTTTCCAAATTGCTCTTGGTAATTTGATTAGTTTTAATTGAACCTGCTGTATTAGGTGTGAATAATTCTGGTCCATTTTCACCAACCAGATATGAACCCTTGGCAGATACTGGACCACCTTCTGCTCTCGCTCCGTCGACGGATTCAGTTGAACCCTCTGTTGAGTCTTCATTACCTGCTCTGGAAATATCTCTTGCTGCAAGACCAGCGTCAATTGCAAATGACGCAGCAGTTCCCGCTCCAGGAACAGTAGAGGCGACACCCGACGCTACTTCACCTGCAGCGCCAACGAAGTCTCCTTGTAGTGCACGCATGGCACCAAACCCAAGACCAGCAATTGCACCAATAATTGGAATCTTTTTCAGTAGAGATTTACCAACTGCCTTTGCGCCTATTTTAGCAGCACCCTTTGTAGCAATCTTGCCACCAACTTTAGACATTCCCTTTTCTGCGACCTTGCTGATAGCACCTTTTGCTTTACTGAGCATGCCCATACCACTCTCAGCAATTTTACCAGCGGTGGCACCCTTTGCGGTGTTTTTGCCGATAAATTGAGATGCTTTATTAAACATCCCTTTACCGCTTTCACTAACTCCCGCAATACGATCTCGCATCACTTTACCAATTCGAGACTGCTTAGCAGCACCAGCAAGAGGTCTGCCATTCTTGTCTAGTAATTGTTCTGCTCGTAAACCTCTGTTTTTAACAAGGTCAGTCGCCTTTGTTCTCAGAGTATTTGCAGTTCCCCTTACTCGATCAACAGCACCATCTACTGCATTGGTGCCTCTCTCGAATACACCACCTGCTTTTGCACCAAAGTTGGAGAGACGACTAGAGTATCTTTGATTTTCTAGTTTTTTAAATAGACCCTGACCGCCAGCTTTGAACCCAGCATACCCAGCAGCGATCCCGCCAAACAGAGATCCTCCACCTTCATCTTGCTCACCGTTACCAGTTGTAGGAGTTTCTGGTGTGACTCTAGTGTTTGCAGATTCTGTTCCGCCGATAACTACTTTCGGGGTAGATTGTTCTTTCGCTTCTACTGTTGCAGATGCCTTTTCGGCGTTTTGTTTATCAATATTTTCAGCACGTTTTTGGGCGTCTGCAGATGCTTGTTCTGCTTCTGCCTGTGCTATTTTGTTGCGAGTCATTACATCTTTTACGCTGGAACTTGGGTCTAACTGTTTTTTGCCAGAAGGTGCAACACCAGCACGTTTGAATAACTTATCTTTAATCTCTGTGATGAGTTGTTTGATTTCAGTTAAGATAGATGCAACATCATTCTTATCTCCTACTACAACTCCACCTTTTGCAGATTGAATCTTTACCTTTGGTTGTATAGATTCTTTGTGTTTTGCTTCCAGAGTTTTATTAATCTCTTCCATTGAAACAGGTTTACCATCTTTTCTATACGAGAAATCTTTCTCGGAAGATGGTTTGATGCCTTGCTGCTCTAAAATCTTCTTTTGTTCTTCAGTAAGATTTACCATTTTATCTACAGATGTAAATTCTGCAACAGATTGACTTGCAGACTGATTCGTTTCTGTTGCGGTGTCATTTGACGAAGACTGACTGGTCGTCGTTGACTTATTAACGTCATTGGCAGACTGATTGGTCGTCGTTGACTTATTAACGTCATTGGTTGACTGACTGGTCGTCGTTGAATTATTATTGGTAGACTTATTGGTTTCTGTTTTGCTACCGATTGCCTCAGAAAACATTTTCTTTAAACGTTCTACTTCTGAAAGTCTTTCATTCGATTGATTGGTTTCATTACGAATTTCTTCGCGACGGGATTCTTGAGATTTGAATATGCTCCCAAGAACTCCGCTCTGCGGCGTCAATCCTTTCTTGAATCCGCCCATGAATTCGCTGCCAGCGTTTTTGAAACCTTCTCTGAATCCTTTAGTTGGCGTGCCTTCTCTTCCAGGTTCTTTTGAGTTTCCAAACAATTCTTGTTTCAGACGATTGACGAATGTGTCGTCTTTACCTTCTAGTGTTAATCCTTCTGCCTTGAAGCGTTCGCCTAGAGCTTGCTGTTGTAACT